AGGAAGACGCATCTCACCTTTCGGAACTTTTGTATAAGGATCTCCGAAGCGGAATCGCTCAGGCATCCAGTCTGGCATCGTGTTCATCAATGGGTTGAAGTCTTCAACCATGTGGTTAAACGATGGAATGAAACGACGGAAGATCTCACCATATCCTCCACCAAGCCCACCGGTATTCATATCCCAGAATCCACGAACTGGAGAATCAATTTTGCCTGCATCTTCTAACTTTGTTCTAGCTTCTCCCGGGAACATAGCGAAAGCACCGTAGCCGTAGATACCCATTAAGAATCGGCTGGCATAGGCCATCTCGCCAACAAAGTCATCTCCACCGCTTAAGCCTTTTAGTTCTGCTCGTGCTTCAGGATTTTCTAAAACCTGCGAGCCGAATGAAGCGGCTGTGTTGTAGATAGACTCAGGTGTAGCAAATCCTTTTTCTCTCGGACGAGAACCGATCGCCTGAGCTCTGGCCACTATACCTTTGTTGACTTCTTCAATGCTGTAAGTAGGGTCAGCTTTGTTGATAATCTGATTAGCGATTTTAGGCAAGAATTCTCCGCTAGCAGCACGAAGTCGAAGTTCGTCTCGGAAGGAAATGCCGTCGGTTGTAACATAACCCCCACCGAATCCTCCGCCTCCAGATCCACTACCAGAACCTCCGCCTGATCCAGAACCAGATTCTCCGTCTCCATCCTCTCCGCCCCCTTCAGGGTCATAGGCAATTCCTGCACGAATATTCCCTGCAGTTGCGGAAGATGCAGCATCTAAGTAAGAGCTGGCAGACATAACTCCACTGAACTGCTGATAGCTACCCGTCGCTGCATCCGTCATTACGCCATCTTTTACGTTTAATGACAATACCCGCTGTGATGGAGTTGGAGCATTCAACGAAGTCCAGTCTACCGGTTCAATCGATCCTTCTTTAAATCGGATCAAGTGGTTATCATTATTGCCTTTGGCTTTCTCGAATTGTTCTATATTACGAGCTTCGATTAGAGCTCGAACATCAACGAAGTTGGAGTTCAGACGGTCTGCGTGCATTTCTCTCTTTGGCTTAATTAGCTCACCAATTGTCGGGTTAAGAATCGCACCCCATGGCGTCTGCTCTGTAAACATCGGAGCAGTCATTGGATATGGACGATCCTCTGCGTGCTTCTCTTCTAACCAATATGGATTCATTAAATACCGTACTGGAGACAATGGATCCGTTGGTGTTGGAAGCCAAGATCGAGACCACTTCTCCCAGACACTATCGTACAACGCTTTGTCTTTCCATTCGCTGGTTGCTCGTCTTAGGAAGTTTGGCTGATAGTAAGATACTTCAGATCCACGGAATTCCTGGATACCACCGAAGCTCCACCAACGACCTTTACGCATTTCTTGATATCCGTTCTGATACCAATCTTCACGCTCTTCACGACTATGATAATCATCGCCGGTCCAATAACTGTAGAACGGATTGATTTCCTTTTCCGTCTTCAGGTAATCAGTTAGGCCGGTAGCGTCAGTTATGCTACGCATCCCAAGATCCATGTTCGCGATACCTTGAGCAAACGCACCTTTAAGTGTCGTACCTCCGGTGAGCACCCCAGTCATATCACTCATGTAATCGAAGTATGTCAGCCCAGCTACTAAAGGCAAGCCTCGTTTGAATACCATGGACTTTGTGAGATCCCCGATACTTCCAGAGGAACGTGTAGAGAAGCTAAGCCCAATTTTGCCTAATGCATCTGACAGACGAATTAGAGCAAAGTAAGGAACAAGTGTAGCTGACGTTACATCTTCTAGATTGTTACGGCCGGCATAGAATTGTTTGCCGAAAGCTTTTAATTTCTCTGTGTCGTTCAGATTCTTAATGGCCTCAAGAGGACTAATCATTTTCCTCATAGTCATCCATTCGTTCTGATTGTAGGCTGTTACGATGTCTGTTTGATCCTGGAATGTCGAATAGGAATTCTCGAAGACGTTTGATTTCTCTTTTGACATGTTCTCCAGATTCTCTCGAAACTGCTTGAAGAACGTCGCATTCATTTGCGTATTATCCTCCGGCTCCATGAATGCATTGAGCACGCGGTCAGCATCTTCTATTAAAGCTTCCGTATCCTTTTTCCTTGTGAGTCGAGAGTGAACACCACCAGTTTGCTGGAACGCTGCCCAGTCTGCTAGCCTTCTTGTTTCACGTTTGGTTGCTCCGGTTAAGCCTGCAGCTTCAATGAGATCATTCACTGCATCAAAGTTGTACATCTCTTTGCTTGGAGCAGAATCAACTGCATGGCGCATGAATGCTTCTTTCCCGATCTCCATTCGTAAGGTATCGAAGAATCCTGCAGTCTCTGTGCCACCGAAGAAATTACCTCGATTGTTTTTAATCGAAATCATATCCCGGGTTCGCTTCGGTTGCTTATTGTATTTGAACAACAAGGATACCAAGTCTTGGTTGAGATGATGTGAAGCATCCCGAAGGCTACCGTTGTCTGAAACAAGTAGCTCACGAAGCATATCTTCATCATTCATTGATAGCAGACGGAACATCTGTCTTGTTTCACCGCTGGACTGTGCCATAAGTTTATTAACAGCCTCAGAGTTAAGCTCATACGTATTCTTGCTATAGAAGTGATTCAACTGTTTCACTTGGTTGATAATGTTATGAACATCCTGCGTTGCTTCTTCAGACAATTCATCTGCAGCACGATAAGCTGCTAAGTTCCGCTTGGTTGTATCTGCATTGTTAAGGAATTCATTAATAACATTTCGACTCCACTCTGGATCTTGAAACTTATTAATCTTCGAGCGGAAATCATCTAGGAGCGTAGGCGTGCCTTCTTGTCCTACATCCAATGCTCGCAAGATTTTATTTTCCTGCACACGATAGTCTGAGTTGCCGGCCATTTGATTAATTAATCTTGGCTGCGTTCCGTATCGAGAAATAAGATACGTATCATCTAAGGCTTTCTCGTGACGAAGGCCGTCTGTGGTAATCTCATAGGACCTGTTGTAGATTCGTAGATAATCAGAGTCTGGAGTTAGTGCATTCTTGTTGACCTTGTTTGTCAGCCTTGCAAGAACAGGGTCGGCCAAGGATCCCGACGCAGGTGTGTAATTAAAGGTTGGGCCTTTTGCCCTCTGAGTGAAGTCACGAAGCTTTAGGATTTTACCTGGCATTGTACCAGCAAGCCAATCAAGTGCTTTATCTGTAATGCCCGATGCTTCAGTCAGAGAATAGAAATTCCCTTCTCCATCTTTTCTCAGAACAGAGTCAACGAATAGACGGCCAAATTTATCTGCCGCTTCATCGCCTTTTCTCTGACGAATTCGCTCCATCATATCTCGATAGAATTCAGGAGCATCCTTGATAACATCTCTACCTTTTCCTTCTGCATCTATCACATGGTCAACAATCTTGTTGTCACGGAATTTGTCCGGATTGCCAAGGATATCATTTACCGTGATCTGATGATCACCAAGGACTTTGTTTAGGAAGTTCTGTTTAGACGTTGGTTTATCCAGGGATCCATAGACTCTCTCCATTTCTGTCGGATCGAGTGCGAAGCCAAGAGCGTCTTCATTCATCTTCTGATGATCCTGCATAAACTTGGAGTAGCCTTCTTTATCACCCATTCGTTTCTGAATGAACTCCAGCATTTCGTCAATCTGATTTCGGCTTAGGCTCTCATCAAGCTTTAAGTCTTGAATTGTTTTCTCTACCGCATTCGCATCATCTATTCCTCTGCCCGCATCGAAAGCAAATCGTTCAATCTGACGGCCAAGGGTCGGATTGTCTGGAGCAAACTTTCGAACGAATTCTTGGGCTGTTGGGTATCTGACATGCTGTGTCTCAAATCTTTCTCGTGCAATCTTTTCCTGCTCACGGAGTAATCGTAAATAGTTCTCCTGAAGACCACCGGTTAGATTTTGCGAGTGGTCTTTTCTCATGAGCATCGGCCCTTCTTTGGCATACTGCTTCGCTCTGTTCAGTGCGCTGTCCGGAGAACCGACTAGAGAATTATACATCTGCTTAACATCTGTAGTTGTCAGCTGTTTTAAATTTCTAGAACCTATTTCGTTTTGTGCATCACGCAAAACTCTCTCAGAAATCCGTGCTCCTTCGGATAAAAACTTACGTCCGCCGCCTCTATAAAATAAGGCTGCGCCGACCCCGACAGTCAGTGCAGCCTTACCAAGCGACGCCATATGGTCGAGAGAGCTTTGCTGAGCATTATCTCTTAATTCATCCGCCATTCGCGTCACCTACTTTTTTAGAATCCTGGTCTTAAAGCAGGAGATGTTACATCCACAGAATCAGCCATACCTTCCATGCCCTCATTCATAATTGTGTCGCCTTCCCAGTTAATCTCTGGGAACTTAGCTTTTAACTCTCTTAATTTCTCAGGAGTTAACTTCTCTTTGGCGCCACCACGCATGTTGGTTTGCTTCGGCTGTTCTTGCTGCGGAACTCCAATCTCCTCTGTTTGAACCTCATTTGTTTGCTGGTTGCCTTGCGCTTCATAATAAGACTCTTGAGCATTCGTATCATAGAACTGCAATCCTCGTAAGTTATGAAGCTTCCATTCTGCTCTCGACAAGTATTTGGTTGTTTTCTCAATTCCCCAGCTTTCAATTTCTTCGATGTCGAACTGAGGAAATGCTTCATTGATAATGCATGTGATCTGATTATCCAAGTCAAACATTTCTTGTCGATAGTAGTCTAATATATTCTTCCTAGAATCGATGGTATCAAGGAAGGAGTTTTTCAAAATAGCCCTGGCTAATACAGTCGGAACTCCTGCATCACATTCTTCGAAATCAAAATTCTCTGGCCAAAGTGTGCATACCTGACAGATCAACTCTTCTTTGGCCATGTCGTCAAACCGATCATCTGTTAAGATCTTTTTGTATTCGGATCTACCTAATGAACGATAGAAAAAGATTTGATTATCCATTTGATGCATAAAGACGTTACGGTGCTCATCCTGCAATGAGATGAACAATTCCGTAGCGTCTTGTACACTGAGGTCTTGATGTGAAGAGTCAGGAGTTACCTCTGGTTGATGTTGCTCTTCCGAGGTATTGCGAATCTTCATATAATCACCTCATCTTATAGTTCTTCAGTAGCCGATACATCGAATCCTGATTTAGCAATAACTTCATCAGAGATAGAAGTTGCTAAGCCTGCATTTTCCTCGATACGACTTTCGATATCAGTAGGGAATAAAACAACAAGCTTTGTGATTCGTTCCTGGCGCTTGTAGATACGGCTGCCTAGAACTTCTTCTTCCGCTTCTTCTACTTCTGCGTTAGACATAATCTCAACATATTCTTTACGCTTTAATTTTCTCCAGATGAATGCTTCGCCGCCAACAGTTGTTTTGAAGATCTTGCCCCATTGCTTTTTCCATTGTTGGATCTGCTTATCATCAAGAGTTACATTCTCCGCTTTATTTGTAGCTTTAGGTGCAGCGGCTTTTGTTGAAGTTTCCTTCACCTCTGCAGCTTTGTTTTCAACTGGTTCTTTCATATCTATTTACCTCCCAATTTGTCTTCGATAATGTATTACTGTAATGGCTAAGCCATATTCACTTTTGACTGTTACGAATTGTAATGTTTTATTCGACTGTGCGAATATCCCTCGCAATGAATGAATAAGTCTCTGCAATAGGATTGCCGGTTGTGTCGACTTGCAGTGAGCAGCTGCCAATCATGACTCCCTCTAGCACAACATGCTTAGAGCCTCCCATACTGTTCTCCTCCCCAAACATCACATCGATATCAAAGGTTGTATTCCATAGTGGAGAACTACTTGGCTTCACTTGCTCAGCAGGCGTTTCCACTTCATCCGCTGTTCCTTCGGCCGGAGCATTTACATCCTGCTGATTTGTTGCAGCAACCACATCTTGTTTAATCATGTCGAGCAGATTAAATAGATATCCTGGTGTTGTAAAGTTGATGGAGAACTGCCCCTGAACTATTCGATTACCAACTGCAATCTCGTCATAAACGAACGAGTTATAACCAAATAGCGGGAGATTGTTTTGAGCGACTGTGTATTGAATCGCAATGATCTCATCAACATAGTAGTCAGAGAAATAGATCTCCGCATCCAGGGAGGAGAAGTAACGCTTAGGCTGATCAATATTGAATGTGCCCGCGTCTGCTTTTGTCCCCTTCGTTCCATATTGATAGTTAACATAGGCAGGACGGTTTCCGATTCCGTACATTTACTTCACCTCAATTCCTAGTTTCCAGCTGGAGAGTATTGTGTCGATCTTGAATGTATTAAGGAACAAGAATCCTGAACGTGAGTAATTGCTCTTATCAATCGCGCTCACAATGAAGTAATCCGCATTCTCCAACTTAACCATTCCTGTATCCTTGATGTTGTAATAGCTTGTGGCCATCTGCTGATCCCCAACAGAAAAACTGTCCACTTGAATGATGTATTCAAAGAATCGCTCTGGGAACGTAAGGACGCCGGCCTTTCGGTCAAGCACAGCATTGCCTCCGAAGAATCGTTCATTCACAGTAAAGCTAGAATACTTATCTTGTAGAATGAGATTGGCAATCGAGTTGAACATTCTCGTATCCTTGCTCAAGCTGAGCTTAGCTATTAAAGCTTTATAGAGATTGTTTGGAGAAATGTCTGCTACTGTAGAGAGCTGATCGATTTCTTCTCTTAATAGCTTTGGTGCGTTATCAAACTGCTGTGACACAAAACCAACCAGTCGCTCTTGATAAGCACGAATGCTAGCTAACCTACTCGACACGCCATAGTTGTACATCTCTTCATAATTGCTTGAAATAAGTCGCATCGAAGTGAGAGGGTTATGTTCTTCATCTTCAACCCAGATAAAATATGACTTCTCTGGATACAAGCCATCTTTGATTTGATTCAAACTCATTGTGGAATCCGTAATCAAGAATCGCTTTGAATAGTTTGGATAGAACACAAACCCATCTTCTTTAACGGATAGGTATAACGGCTTGTCGAGCCTTCTGAGCATCTCATATTCTTGGATGTAGATTTCGATATCACTCTCTACAAAACTAGCTTCAGGAGCGCTCACGATTTCATAGAACGGTTTTCTATAGGACTCTACTGAAAGACGTTCCTTGTCTTCCTCCGTTAGGTCGGTCTGATTGTTGAATAGTAAGAATCGTCTCTCAGACACTTCTTCTGTCTTGTCGATCGCCTCTTTGATAGAGTTCCACATTGATGCTTTGATAGCACTGTCTGGGCAGAAGACATCAAAGCAGCTGACTAAGTTATTGCCTGCATATAATTCCAATCGATGAGGATGATCAATGCGAAGCGATACCATGTGAGCTTTGTTGCTATCCGTACTGATACTGTGAGTAAACAAATACTTATCGTTATCTGCTTCATACACCAGAACCCGTGTCACTTCCGGACCTACCTGAACGAACTCTTGCGGAGCGGTTGTTAGTTTCGTGAAGGAAATAGCATGCTCATTGTTTAGCTGCTTTCGCTCATTAAGGATTCTTTCCGCATGAAACAAGAAGTCATATGAAGCTATTAATAACTCTTTATCTTCCTTCGGCACTTCTAGGTACACACGTTGAGCTGCTGCATATACACTGCAGGATTCGTCTTCTTCCAAGTGCCCTTGTATACCGGATAAGATTAAGTCATGCTTCTCTCCGTATTGAGCGATGTTGTGTTTGACTTGAGCCAATAGCTCTTCTCGTGTTTCATCTATGATAGAGAACTGAACTACTGCAGATGTCTCTGCTTCATTCCGTGTGTAGAAGATGTATTTACCGGGATCGATTTTTAATCGCGTTCTCGGGCCTTCCAGTTCTATCTCTTGTTTAGAAGAAGGATCTTCTGATTTTTGATAACACAAGATAGTGTGGCCGTCCTTAAACGTATTGCAATACAGCTCCACATCTTGACCGTCCATAGAAACAATAGATATCGAATAGGGATTGGCCTCGGCCTTTGATACGACCTTTTGCATGTATCCTTGTTTATAAATAATGCTTGGATCCATCTCGTCCCGAATCACATATCGATAGTCATCTTCTTGTATATCAATGTTTAGTGAGCCCTCTTCGATTGCACCTCGTCTCAGAACGACCCCGTCTTTATTAAAGATTTCAAATATCATTCCTGGCATTGTTATCACTCCCATCTATTTGAATGATTTAGGAAGTAAGTCTTGCTGAATTGTCTGTAGCTGAAGACCCTCCCACATTAACTGTCATACTGTTGTTGCCTGATTGCACACTAACTTGCGGACCTTGCTCTGCAGTTCCTTCAGAAGGAATTGGGTTCGATGCAGGAGAAGCTGTACGAACACCAGACATAACTTGGTCAGCATAAGTTCTTGCTAAGCCTTCGCTGCTAGATCCTGTGCCGTCGTTTAGATATTCAATATCCGTTGCAACGAACTGATACGTATTCTCTGTATAGATATCATTAACAGACATTGTCTGTCCTTCATTAATAATCCGAACACCGTAGAGTGCAAGTCTTGCTGTTTCGCCATATTCATTGGCAAAGCTTACTGTGATATTAAATGGAGGCATCTCATCCATTAGGAAATGATACTTCTCTAATCCGGAAGTTTTAGATGCTGTTTCCATTAGCTCGTAAGCGAAGTGTTTATTAAATACAGCAAATATAAGTGAGCCTGCAATTGTACGAGGCCCAAACACATAATCTTTCGCATTCGCATTGCCAACAGAACGGACAGGAAACTTATCCATATGAATCGAATAGGTCAGCGTTTGTAATGAACCTATTACACGATTAAACTTTGTTCCATCTGGAAATACTGAATCTATTGAGACAACCATGTCACATCCAGAGAAGCTGATGTTTTGACCGGTGTATTTACTTGCCATGCTCATATTTATCACGCTCCGTTCATGACCTAATAAAAAAAGGAGAAAGGCTCTGAACCCTTCTCCTTTTTATTACCTGACGTACAAGCTATATCAACGAATCTTATTCTTTGTCGCCAACAGAACCATCTTCGTTGATTTGCTTCATGTAGTCTACTTTTCTAGCAACGAAAGTACAAGCTTTCTCAGTAGTGACAGAGTCAATAGAGAATCCAGTTCCTTCGTTTAGAATTTCAACTCCATAGATTACTAGAACAGCCTTTTGGCCATATTCGTTAGCGAATGAGATCGTTACATCGAATGGAGGTAGTTCGTCAGCGTATTGTGCTTCACCTTCTTGAAGGATTGCGTTAGCTGCTTGAATACCTTGGCCGGAAACTGCACCAGTCATCAGCTGATCCCATTCATTGATTGTCATAGGATCTGTTGCAGTGTTTTGAGAACCATTAGAAGCACCGATACGGTTTACAGTTCCATTCTGAGCTTTTAATGCTGTGATTAAAGCATCACGGTCAAACACTGTGAATACCATAGTACCAGCGATACCACGTTTACCTCTGGAGAAGCTTCGTGGTTCAGCTGAGCCCATTGTATAGACTGGAGCTTTCTCACGGCTAACAGAATAAGTGATAGCTTGTAAGGAACCAATTACTTGAGAACCGAACGTCGCTACAATATCACAACCAGAGAAAGTGGTATAAGTCTTTGTATATTCAGACGCAGAAGTTGCCATGTCTTGTCACTCCTTTTTATGTTATCAGAGGGGGAAGCTCCCCCTCATGAGGCTCTATTAAAGCTCGTCCTTAACAGAGATACGGTTACGCACTTCGCGAATCTCGTAGATCGGAACGATCTTGTAATCAATGTCGATATAGCTGAACTTCATGACACGAGGGTCAATCACCATATTGAATTGATAGTCTTCGATCAGTACGTCCTTGATCTTGTCAAGGTTAGACTTAACAGCTGTTTGCATAGAGTTGCGGTTAGCAGCGTGGTTCTGCTTACCAATGAACGGTTCAACCGCTTCACGAATTAACTCTTCAACTGCTCCGATCACTCTTGTTACAGAGAGTCTGCGGAATGGAGATTCTGCAGGAGCTTGAGTGATACCATCCGTTACAACCAATCCTCTTGTGTAGGACTGACGGATTGTGATGATACCCTTCTGAGTTAAGCGAGTTAACTGGAAGTTCGTTAATTCAAACATTGTTGAATCAAGTTCGATCGGTTGGCTAGTAGATGACTGATCAAGTGGAAGTCTAGAAACCATTCCGGCATAACCAGCAGCACCGTTAGATACGTAGCGATAACCGTCTGACATATTCAAGTAGTATTGTGAGAACACTACTGAAATGTTCTTACCGATTGGGTACGGCATGTTGTTGCGGTCTAGCATGTTTCGACCTTGTGCATTCTTCGCATAGAGATCTAACTCAAGGTTGAGAATCTCTTCAACGCGATTTGCTAAGCTGTTCAAGCTTAGGTCAGACATACGGTTAAGACCGATAACCCCGTGAGTAGGAGCTGTCTTCAATGAAGTGTAAGTAGCGTGCTGTGCTAACTGACGAGCGAAGTTATCGTTCGTTTTGTAAGGAACGTACTTTGTGTAATCGTAAGAAGCCTTGCGGTCTTCTAACAACACTGTTTCTACTCCAAACGCAGATGCTGCAGCTTCAGACACATATTCATCTTTCATCTCATAACCAGTAGTAGTTAGAGAGAAATCGAATTGAGCTCTTAAGCTCTCATGGTTGTTTAGGTATTCAACAAACTCTTCAACTGTAGTTCCATCTAGCAATGCAGAGGAAATAACAATTGGGTTTGCCTCGAAGTGATTGTATTGAGCGTAAACAGTTGTTTGCTCAACATTCTCACCAAGCATAGACTCGATGTCACCGATTGGTGAAACATGAGCATCAGTACCACCCAAGAATTTAAGAGCATACACGCGTCCGTTGTTCTCAGCAAGAACATAGTTCTTACCATGGAACTGTAATGGAGATCCATCAGTAGGAGCAGTGAACTCTAGCTTCTCGAATACTGTGCCGTCTGGAGTATCTACGCCTTGGAACATCACGTTGTCAACTAGAATAAGTTGTCCGATCTGACGTGAGTTGTTTAATACTTCATAGCGGTTTTCATTGAAGCGTTTAAGGATACCCTTACCATCTTCGTTGAAGGTCATTGCCAACGTTCCGTTTGGTACGTTTACGTTTAGCAACTCTTCCTCAGTTGCATTAGGAACAACTCGGAAAACAACGTCATCGTAGATTTCATCTACTGGAGCTTCAAGAGCACCATCTACGATTGCATTCACTTTGAAGCTGAAAGCTTTTGGAGTGAAGTTCGTAGCCGGATCGATCTTCGGAGTTGCCTTGATTAATCCGTTTAGAATGTCTACTGATACAGGAGTTCCAACCAAGAAGTCTTTTGGACGAGGAAGTTTTCCTGTGATTTGTGTGTCTGCATTAGCAGCTGTTAAAACACGATATCTTGTGTTTAGGTTTTCAAGCATAGAGTAGATTCCATCACCTAAAGCCAAGACGCGGTTTGCATCACTTACTGGAGTTTCCTTAACTTTAGGAGTTAACTCTGCACCAGTTGTTGCATCAACACGACGCTCTGCTCTAGCAGTAATAGCGAATCCAGATCCAAGACGTTGGTAGATATCGAATTTAGAAATGTTTACTTCTTCGTAATCTACTTTGTCTTTTGCAAATGCACGATCAGCAACGCCTAGAGTTTCAAGGAAATCGAAATCTTGGAATGTGAAGATTTCAACTGTACGCAAGATGTCGCGTAGCTCTTCCATGTTCTCAGCAAAGATTGGCAGCGGCTGGCTAACATCTGTGTTAAGAACTAAGCGTTTGAATACAACTTCACTGAAGGATTCAAATGGTTTATCTGCATCAGAAGTTACAAGCTTGTAATCAATCTCTGTTGCTGTTGGGCAAAGGCTGCGATCACGACCAATGAAGTAAACACCAGGATGCATAGCACCAATTGGTAGATTCATAGCTTCAATGGATGTGTTTGTTACATCAGCACCGTTTTCATCTACGATTGTTAATCGTAATACGTTGTTGTATGCATGCTCATTTACGATACGAAGTAGATCAGTCAGCATAGAATCCTTTGTTAAACCATAGTCAAGGTTTAAACGGATTTCTGTTACAAGAACTGAATTTTCGCTTTCTACAAGACCTTGCATCTTTTCAACGATTGTTGCTCTGTCAGCAGGTTTGTAAAGGCGGATACGTTCATCTCCAGTAGTGTCGTCATATACCATGAAGAAGTCTTTTGCTTCATTCGTTGGATATACGCCGGATACGTGAAGTTGAAGGTTGGTATCTAATGCAAGGTTGAATTTCTTTTCAACTTGTTTACCAGAGATACGAACACCATAGATTGTACGGCTTCCTCTTTGATAAGCATCTTCAATACCGGAAACAAGAGTTGCTTCTTGTTTAGTCTTGGCATCATAAGCTTTTCCAAAAACATATCGACCATGCTCTGGGCTATAGATCTCAACAGGAACTCCCACTGGACCATTGAAAGCAGTACCGATTACAAGCACAGAGTCAGTAGTTCCAAACAAGCTGGAATCATAACCATAGCTGTAGTCAGACTCTACTTCAGTCAAAGCGCCTGGTAGAAATGTTTGGCTATCGATTAATGACATAGGTTTTGCCTCCTCTTCCTAAATGGCTAGTCGTTAATTTGTATATCTTTAATTTCGCTATCAAATACCACTGTGAGCCTTTCGACTTCAACGTAGTATTGGAGGTTTCGGACTGACATCGTCTGCCTATATATATCGAAATTCTCATCTGTGAGGTGCTTTTCAAAAAGTAGCTCTGCTACTCCGTTCTTTTTGAAGTAATGAGCATACGATAAAATCAGGTCTTCAAAAGTATTCATTACCTCGTCCGCTTCGCTATATTCACTCGCGATAATATTGAATTGAACATAACATTTGAATTTCTGTCCGTAGACCCTACCCTGACGACCGTCTGCATCCTTCGCAACATCTTCAGCTATTAAACTCTCTCTTTCCCTTGGCTTCAGCTCACCCTTGGGAGTACGAGAGATAACCTTGTATGTGATAAACGGATGATCAATCTTTTCATTCGGATCAACGAGTACGCGCTTGCCTTCGTCTGGAATGAATTCGACCTTTTGCTTTTTAAGTGCCATGCTAACGATCTTAGAGACCATCTTAATGAAGTCTTGTAAGTTAGCACTCTTGTTGGCCTTAAACGGAGGCGGCGCCTTCTTACGCTCCTCTGACAGACTTGCAGCTTCTGTGTCGGACATCACACCCGACGAATTATCTGTGCTTGCCTGCAGCAACAGTTCTAAATCTGTTGAGTTCATACTATCCCTCCACAACAACAGAGAATCTCTCTGTAGAATTTACTGGCCATATATCGATATCACATAGAACCACTCCCGCTCCAGGAACGTCTTTGACGAATCGAATATTCTTGATTTGATAGGATCGTAGAATCCAATTCACCATCGGATCGAAGTAATCTATCAAAGCCTTTTCGATTCTGAGCTTCTGGTAAGCAGTCATGTTTCGTCCTTTGAATCGAGACAGATCCAGATTACGACGGACATACTTTGCAATCCGGTCAATCATGACAATTTTCTCTGGCTCTACTTTGCTATTAAAATTCAATAGGTTTTCTACAGTTACGCCGGATAAGTAATTGTCTTTGAAGTACACCATTTCGTGCTCTCCAATATCGACAGCATCGATATCGAATATGACTGGTCCTAGATTGCCTGTGACTGGATACAATCCAAGATCGGTTACACATAGAATGCTGGCTAGCACCACATTGGCAAACTGATAGTTTTCTAGGTTGTTAGAAACAAAGCACAAGTTCTTGCCATTCATGTTGGCGGTCATGCCATTCTTAAACTGTGTAACGATGGTCTTCATCTCTTCCAGGTAAGCATCCATATCTTCGTACAGCGAAGCATGATTGTCTGTCACGACAAACGTTGACCGGTTATAGGATGACAGCTTCTCTAGGAAGTGGTGATAGTAACCAACCTTCTTGTTGTTACGTGTTGCATCGAAGAATGCATCACCAAGATAGAGACTGGCCGGCGCCACATAAGCAAAGTCATAATGTCTCAATACATTGGCGATCTCGATATAGTCGTATGTATTTTTGACATTAATCAAGAAAATGTGTGGCACGCCAAAACTCTTTGCAATCTTAAAAGCTTCTGTTAGTTCGGATTCACCGTAAGCAGCAGTTACTGCCTCGATCGTCGTATAGTAAACAATCTTATTAACTGCCTGGTTGGTAGCTCCCCTTCCCATTAGGAGAAGGGTCTGATTCATGTCTACCGTCTTAATAACTTCAGTCAGACTTTGGTTTGTCATTACATCAATCATTTAGCTACCTCCCTTGACGATCCGGTTGAAGTTCTTCATAAACGCTGTACTATGAACTTTCTTGATATTGCAAAAGGCTTTGTAGTAAACCATCTCTTTGTTGGTTGTCTTTTTCCTTTCTAATCGATGGACCATAAATGCGTCATCACCGTCCACTATGATGTTGTCTTCAAAGACGGGATACTTTGCATCGATATAGAATATTGTCATTGTTGCTGATTCACTGACTCCGGATATTCTGAATGATCCGGAAGAATCAGAGGAAGCTCCCCGCATCTTTTTGATTTTGATCTTTCTCCCTGTCCCTAAGCATTTAGGACAGAGAGGATCAGCTTGCTTTGTTGTGAAGTCGATGCAAGTACACTTCACCTTGAAGTCTTGCTGAACAATAAAAAAATCATAGGAGAACTTCTCAATGATTCGCTTGATACCATTATTGAACTCTCTCATGATCTACCCACATCCCTTGAGAATCCCATTCCTGAGAAGGTCGTTCCATAAGGATGGCCAGGTACATAACGGCCAACTTTCCGTAATCCATATGGAGATCCTGGTGTGCTTCTCGCACCTCTAACTGCAGATGCAGGAGCTACGCGTCCTTCGAATCCATTACCTCTCATATGCTCCACCCACTTATCTACTTCTGTCTTTAGAACATCGAGCAGATCTTTGATGGCAGGGAATGTTGAGGAGTTTTCGAAACTGATATCACCGAGTGTTCCTTTTGTTCCGCCTTCTGCAGATCTTTCCACGTAGAACTTCATCAAGCTATCATAAGCAGCTTTATGCTTCACGTATTGAAAGACCTCGAAAGGCACGTTGTCATCCGTATAAGATTCTTTCTTTACATACTCTGCAAACAGAGATGCTTCCCGAATATAGTAAAGCGTCTTTTCGTCAGGGATATCATAGCTATCCACTAGCGAATGAACAGCTTCTAAGGAGCAATAGGACGGAGTCAACCTTGTTGTTGTTTTTATCCGGAGGTCGTCGATCGTCTTGTTTTTATTAAGAGCTTTGACTTTCTTAATTCGAATCTCGTAAACCGAATTGTCTTTCACTCCATTCTTCGGAGTGATTTCAATAAAGTTATCAAAGACTTTAAATGTGTGCTCGACTCTTTCCATTAGATCGACCTCCTTATGACGACAATCTCCTGAATAGAATCCACGTCGATGTCTTCATCTAATTCTATGAGAAAGCTATTAGGAGTCTCTCCATTAGCGGGAGCGCTAACCACAATCAGCTCTTCTTCATAAATAGGCCCATCATCTTCTCCATCTTCATCATAGATTGGACCAGGAACACTGTTTTCCTCACTGACGATAAATGTGACAACGTCACTCCAAGGACCGTATTGGCCATCCCTCTGAACCCGAACCCGCACATAGTATTGACCCACCGGTAAACCAGATAACGTGATGCTATCTCTGTCTTGAACCTCAGTTCTTCTGACGACATTATAGAAGGCATTCTCCGTTGCAATTTCCAGATAATATGAACGAACCAGATTCTCTGATGTGATAGCCTGAGCTTCTTTCCAGGAGATCACTAGCTCAGTAATCTCTTCGAAATCAGCAGGACTTGTCACTTCAGCCACAGAGGTAATCTCACTAGGGAAGACTACATTTCTCTGTAAAGAATCTGGTAGTTCGTCATCAACTATGGAAGTTATACCTTTTTGGACTTTGATTAGGTATTCAGTATTTGGAATAGGCCAGTCTACTAATTCTAGTTCAACGACATTTCGGTTAACGTTGAATCGAAAATCAACGAGATCGGATGTCGCCTTCTCAACTAGAACTAGCGAGTCCAGTGTGACCGTGTCTTCGTTTACATCAAGAGAGAATTCCAGTGTTACTTTTTTCTCTAGCAAACTTGTAGAGATACTAAGCACATTGAACTCTTGATACATCCTGAACACGCCCCTTTGACTGACAGGTATTATTCTTCAGAAGCTTCTTCTTTTTTAGCAGAAGCTTTTTTGTTAGCAGCTTTTTTAGCAGGAGCTTTCTTTTCAGAAGCTTCCGCTTTTTCAGCTTCAGCAGCAGCTTTAGCTTCCTCCTCAGCTTTAGCTTTTGCCTCCGCTTCTGCCTTAGCTTTTGCTTCGGCTTCTTCTTTAGCTTTCGCCTCTGCTTCAGCCTTTGCCTTTGCATCAGCTTCTTCTTTGGCTTTCGCCTCTGCCTCCGCTTTTGCTTTAGCCTCTTCAGCTTTCTTTATATTGTCAGCATCGACGGAAGCTTTGACCTTACCTGCTGCAGCCTCAAGATCAAGTGATCCTGAAGCAAGCAGGAGCCGGCCAGAGCGCACAGCTCGTTTAATGTTGGTAGTATTCATACCAGCTAGAACATGACGCTCTGGATTAGCAATGGTTAAGTGGATACGAGTCAATTCGTCGTAAAATCCTACTTCCCCCGGTGCTAGTCGAATTTTCCCTAGAACCTTCATGCTACCCTCTCCTTTTTATTGGTTAAGCTATTAATTAGTTATTTGTGTTAATGTTGATAACTGGCGCTTGTGGGAAAGTTGGTGCAACAGCAATGTTACGAGCAACTGTGATTCCGCGGCCGTTGTTAAGTACGCCAACACCATAACGTTCTTTAACTTTCAATAAGCGAAGGTCGCGCTCTGGATCTGTCCAGTTGTCCATTCCCAATCCTTCTTTTTGTACGATAACCCCAACTTCGTTGCGGTCGATGCAGTACATATCGAAACGCTTGTTGATCTTGTCGAAGTGTACGAATGGTGAGAAGTTGATTGTTAATGGAACTGGTAGACGGTTTTGAACTTGCTCAGGACGCATGATCAATTTTTGTCCGTCTGCTGTAGAAGATAGTCCGGCAAAACCAGGAGTACCTTGTACAGAACCCCAAGGGTTTACGTTACCTCCACCGAAAGCACCGAATGTTAATCCGTTACCGATCATGGAGTTACGAGCGAATACAACCCAAGTAAGTGGGTGCATGATTACGTCTGAAGGAACGAAGCCGTTACCCATTAGACCCAATACCATATCTAAGAAGTCTTCAATAGATAGAGTATCGTTAAATGTGCCGTCTTCTGCGCGGCCAGTTGTACCTGCTTCAGGCATTTGCTCACGAAGGTTGTTATCGAAAATGATATGGCCGTGATCAGAGAATGTATTGAAGATCCACTCTTCTTTGTAACGAGCCATTGCTTTACCCATTTTACGTACGTTGATTCCTAGGATATCCCAGCTTGAATCAGAGATGGCTTCTTCAGTGATTGACACTTTCAAACCAATTTTCTTCACACGTACTTCAAGAGCACTATTCTCGATAGTGTTGAAGTCTACATAGTCTTCATTGTAGCGGCCGCCCTCGGCAACTTCAGAAGCTACTAGCTCTCCAACAACAGGGATTACATAAACAGTGGAAGCTCCGCCTTCAACATGAACAGTGTTCATGAAGCGAGTTCCTAAGTATTCTGGTTCAGCTGCTTCACGTAATTGACCTTCGATTACACGAGGAATCAATTTAGCAGTATCAGTTGTTGTTAATGTTTCTTGAATAGATGCGCGACCTTTTGAATAGTCACCGTACAGGTTACGAGTCATAGACTCCATTAGATCAAACGTTTCCGGTTTAACCTTTGGAGCTTCTTTGCGCTCACCTTTGTTAAAAGCCTCTTGTTGTTCTAGAGAGACTTTACGAAGACCATTGATATGTTCTAGCGTTTCATATAAGTTCATTAGAGTTTGCCTCCTCATGCGGATGATTGATTAGTTTGAATATGGAATGGAGCGGGAAGCGATGTGCTCCCCTGTCTCCGAATTATTTTGTTAATAGCACTTTGACAGAACCTACTACGCCGTCCCAATCTAAGAATGTTGGAACACCAGCAAGTCCACGCTTGTCGAATGAAAGCTTAACTTCGATTGAAGTAGCTGTTCCGAATGCTGCTTCCATTTTTGCTTTGTCAGCAACAGCAAGAACTACGATGCCTTGTAGTTGGTCAACGTATTTAACTTTCAATGCGCCATCAAGTAATAGAGCATCTTGAACAACTGTTACTGGCTCAGCAGAAATAGTTGCACCTGCAAATGAGATTTGTAGGTTTTCAACATCTACTTCGATTGTGCGGAAGTACATGTCAACGTACTCTTTACCTTCACCAGCTTTGTTGACATGGCCAACAGTTACTGGATCGTAATGACGAGAAGCTACGTTCTTACCATCAGTTAAGCCAGGAATTCCTAGGTTTTCATACTGATGTTCGAAGTTCATGCGTTGATCATAGTTGCCTAAGCGACCTGTTGATGCAAGCATGTGAAGGTCAGAATTCTTGTAAGCTTTGTCGTATGGGTATCCAGGATACTCACCGTTTGAACGGTATGGAGAGTTGCTGATTGCATCTTCACCACGACGTCCGTTTTGTGACCATACAGCTGGGTTGAATTCATTGAACTTCAAGCGATCTTCTAAAGCCCATGTAGCCCACTTAGCTGCGCCTTCTGGAAGCAAGCTAGTGTTTACTGCATAAACTTGTCCAAGCACTTGTTGACGTTCTTGCTCATACTCAGCAACAGACATTGTTGCAACTTCTTCTTCGAAAGATAAAGGAGAAACTACGAAGCGTCCGTTTTCATCTGATTTAACAAGAGCGCCTGGGAACAATCCGCCGTAAGCAGAACCCCAAGGATTTTGTTCAGCTTTGTTTTTGTAAGTGAACCATGGTAGTTCAACTAAAGCATCTGTTAATACTGGGCCTGGCATCATGCCGTTGTAAGCATCGTCGTCACGAGTGTACTCGTTACGTTGCATGATCCCGATTGGTACGTTACCAGGACGAACATGATCAGCAATAACGCCTTCAGCTGTTACGACCTTACCTGTTTCAGGATCTACTTTGAACTCGCCTAGCTGAGCAATTGGGCCAGAGAATACAACTGAAGTTTCGCCAGTAGTTTCATCAGTTACAGTGCGTGAAAAAGGACGGTAAGCTTTCGCATTGTAAGCTTGATCAAAACCTGCTAATGGAGCCCACTCTTTGCCAACACCAGCAACGGCTTGACCTTGAGCTTCAGTTCCTACGATATCAGTTGGTTGTCCGTTAAGGACTGGGTATTTATCAGCAGCATCACGCACTTTAACAGGAACACCGCCGTTAGCGATTGTTAATGTGTTGTGTTGCTTTTTCATATCGAAGTCAACTAGATCCATGAATGGGTCTACCGCAACGATACGGCCTTTAGGGATTACGATTTGGTTGAATCCGTAAGCGAATCCGTATCGGAACAAGACTGGGAGTCTGTAGTCGAATTGATATTTAATATTAGGCACGTCATGAGCGCTCGTGTTGAGCTTGTTGTTCGTGCGGTTGATTCGGTCTTCACCGCCGCGGTAGCCTGGTAAGTCTGCTTGAAAGATCTCACCTCTAGCTCCTGGCTGAAGTTTTTCTTGTCCAGTAAAGCTGTTTGGATGTAAAGCCATCTGTTATTCACTCCTTATTTGTTTGAGAATTTTCCTGCGATTCCGCTAAACAAACTTTCAAGTCCTTCTTCTAAATCAATATTACTTGCCTTTTTGTCTTTCTTAACAGTTGGCTCTGTACTTTCTGTAATAGTTGGATTAGTTACAGGCTTGATAGTAGCAACATTGATCGAATCGCCAAGCTCTTCTTTCAAGTCGCGAATAGCATCGATTAAGGAATCCTGAGTTCTTTCTTGGATTTTTTCCACTGCCATTTCTGGCTTACCAGCAAGTTTGCGAAGCATTGAATAGTTCTCAACAAGAGCTTGCTTAGTTGCAGAGTTCTGTTCAATACTTTTCGACTCTAAACTTTCTCTAAGCGACTTCTCTTGTTTTAGTTCGCCCTCGATATCTTTTAATTTATCTTGAGCTGCCTTAAGGCTATCCTGAGCTTCCTTAAGCTTGTCTTCCAGTTCCTGCTTTTCTTCTTGATGTTTTAACTCAACTTCAGACTCATCAGGCTTTGCATCTTTCAAAGTTTGCACTTCTTCTTGTGCTGCCTTCAATTCATCCTTCGTTGTTTTTAACTCGTCTTGAGCTTCTTGCAATTGAGTCTCAAGGCTTTGCTTGTCATCTTGAAGTTGTTTAACTTCGGCTTCTGTAAGATTCACAGTAGACACCCCTTTATGAATTTGTAGATTTTCCGTGATCTGGGTCTTTTGAGTAGTAGGTTTATAGATTCGTATATTCTTAGCGTAAACATCTGAAGGGACAATTACGTAAGACAACTCTTTACCTTCCATCTCATAGATATCCCAGTAGCAAACTTCATTGCCGTAGATCTGTCCTCGCTCATGTTCGCAAGGTCCAGCCTCTGCAATATTGTGGCCACATATAGAGCATCGAACGTCATGTCCTATGATTCCAATGGAAGTCGTTTGTAGACGACCATCTTCAATCTGCTCCATACCATCTTTATCAGGAACGTTAGCTGTAAACACCAAAGCTCCTGTGCCGGATCTAGTCTTGATGTCTGTATAATGCACAGCCTTGATACGACCAATGATCTTTCCGTCTTTCTCATTGTGATGCATGATTAGCGGCTTCTCATACGGACGAGTCCAAGACTTCTCACTAGATTTCAAAGCAGACTCCATATATCTTGTAAAGTTCCGTGTCGCTCCAACATGAATCCCTTCAATGTCTACCATGAGCGAGTTAGGAGATATAGGATCTTCAGTTGCTAAGCCCTCTTGAAAATTCTTGGTGTCTGTGTAGTTATACTCGACATCGAACTTGTCATATCCGAAATACTCTCTGATCATAATGCTCATTTGTTATCACCTGCCTTTAACTTAACTTCACAGTCACAGAATGGATGATAGGCGGGAATGTCTTCCCAATGGAATCGATTTGTATCGATCACACTTGGATGGTCATTCTCGTCATGACTTCCTTTGAAGTCTACATAGACCTTGTCAATCCCAACCTGCGAACAAGCTTTGATATATGAGTACCAATAAGCTTTCGGCACTATATATTCCAGCAAGTAGCGGAGGCGATATTCCAGTGATTCAAATACAGCGTCTGGATCATCAGATTTATTGACTCTGCTCTTGATGTCTTTTAATAGTTTAGTAACAGTCTTCTTCGATTCATCTTCGAGAGATGTTAAATCTATCTTTCTCAAACCTTGCAAGTCTTGTCTCACTTTGGCATCTTTCATAGCCTTGCGAATTCCGTCTTGCGAAGATAGAGCGATGTAATCGGAGATTTGTTTTACTAAACTATCTCTGGAAACTGGCATAACAATATCCATGTCTTCGCCGTTCCTAACAATATCATTACGCAACTCTTGGTACTTTTTATATATCGTAGAATAAGTTTTTTTATGATTTTCCTTATCCTTACGCTTATTGTCTAGCATCGTCGGTGCTTCGCCTGCTGCTTCTCGGATCTTTACGGATGTTGTTCCGTGTTGATTCGTTGGTCGATTTCGGTTTGTTACATCGCCATTAGGAGCAGCGCTTTGCTCTTTTCCGTTACCCGCTATACCAGAGCCATCGCCTGTATCGTTGTTAGTTGGGCTATTAGAACTTGATTGGTCTCGAACTTTCATGAGCTCAAGCGATCCTTTTGTTTTCTCTCTGATTTGAGAGATCGCATTCTTGTTCTCGATTGCATTTGCATAGAGACGTTTCTCGTCCACCTTTTCTTTCTTGCCCAGTTTGCGACGAGTCTCTTCGAGTGTAGCCACATTCGATTGGAACTTGAGCATCTCATGGTTTTCCACTTTGACTTTCGTATCCAATGAAGTCTCTTCAAATTCATACGTCACAATGTCATTCTCATTGAGAATTGGGTTGAACCCACCTTCTAACAGAAGCTCATTGATTACATAGTTTTCGATGAAGATAGATAGCGTACGCTGAATATACTTAACAGTATCGTGGGCCTGAGCTTCCATGCTATCTGCGTCTTGCTTAGATCCGCCACGACCCATTTGAGATTCGCTCACACCAAGCGCAGTGAACACACGCTTCTCGAAGTATGTTAGATATCCTGAAGCATCTAAGGCATGTCCTTCTGCACCAATGGCTTTGATCTGTGTACGTTCATTCGTAATGATCATGCCATCCATGGCTACCTTTTCAACTTCGTTTCGTGCATCCTGGATCTCTTTATCGGTTGCTTGAAATCCTTGTTCAGGAAGACCAATCATCCATTGATAGATTGGAATAGCAAAGCGATAGATAAGGGAGATGATGTTGCCTTCAATTTTTCTTAATAGCTTTACATCTTCCAAGGCTGCTACGATACGAGGTGTACCGAATGCATTGTTCGGCTCTTTGTCCAGATAGAAATGAACGATATCAACCGGAGCATAGTCCTTCTCTTTTCCGTTCACGATCTGTTGGTACTTAAGCACTTTGCCATTGTCATCCCGCTTGATTCTCACGGTCGCTGGATCAATGCGGAAATATCCACCTACTGGTTTTGATGCATAAACGCCTCGGGCTTTGATGCCAGGCATAATGTTGTCTACACGGGACTTTACCAAGAACGCATTCGAATACTTTACAAGATCGTCTGCAATCTCTTGAAACGTGATATCAATAGGCGTTTGCGTTGCAAAGCTCATCACTCGGAAACGCTTCTTGATATACTCGGCCGCCGCTTCGTTTTCACTTTTGATAGAGTATCCTGCTTTATATATTAAGTAGCTGTATTTCATTAACGCCTGCTTAATATAGGAGTCGGATCCCGAAGCTACCTTGATTTCTTCTAAATCATATTCTGGGTAAGAGAACTCCTCCCGGTGCATCCCTTGTCTTGCAATAAGACCTACTGCTTTGATAACAAAGTTTCGTAGACTCTTATCATTGATGGGAGCATTCTTAGGCGCTTCGTTTAATTCCTTGTTTCGCCAAAATCGGAGATTCATAGCATCACCGCCCATCTATAGTTGTTTGATTAAAAGCGAACAGCTCCAATGAAGTGTCCGTCTACATAGGTTTTGTACTTACCGCTGCCGAAGTCTTTTTGAGAAATACCGCCTACTCCAGAGGAGTTATCGATCATGAGATTGCCGCCGATGTAAAGGGCAACGTGAGCGACTCTGTTGCTCTGGCCATTAGGCAAGGTGATGTTATGTCCATGACTTCCAGATGGATCGAAGAACATTAAGTCACCTGGTTGCATTTGACTTCGATCAGTGAAGAAGTGACCTTTTTTATTTGTCACTTGCTGAGCTGTTGTCCATCCTATATCGCCTTTGCCGGCATCAAGGAATATCCGTCTAGTGAAGCTAGAACAGTCTCCGTATTTCTTGAGTTCCATATCTGAACCACGAAGCTCCATGCTATAGACAACTGGATTCGATGTTCCCACACCTCTGGTCTGTACCCACTTCTGAGCAAGCTCAACAACCTTAGCGTTGTCGCCAGTCGGAACAACAGTAGAAGTGGATGGCGCACTGTTTGCATAGGAGTTGCCATTTGGATTTCTCCCAGCCGTTTTGTATCGCTCCAACCGTTCCTTCTCTTTTTTCGAAGCTTCCTTACGATTCTTAGAGATTCGTTCCTCTCGCTCTTTCTTTACTTTCTCAGCAAGCTCTTCTTCTTCGCGAACGCCTTTGTAGATGTCAACGCCTTCTTTGTTTAGCTTGGCTTTTCCCTTTGCTTCTTTCACGAATGTCTGAAGCACTTCATCTACTAATATTACTGAGCTATTTAAGTATTTATAGAAGTTGTACATATTTTGTTGATACTTTTGATCGTATTGAAGACGATTGCCTCTCAACATATCATTGCTGTTCGTGTCCAGATAGTTCTTGCTAGAGTTATAATTCTCTTCGTAATAACGTCTTCTCAGCTCGTGAGAGATTTTGTTAGACCGAAGATGGTAGATTGTTTGGTCGATGTTATAGATCTTCTGGAAGAACTTCGACATTTGTCTGCGTCTAATTTGACTCCGAACAATCTCGTCACCCACATGCTTTAAATCATCTGGCAGTAGATCAGCAGGAACGCTGTATCTATAGAACAAGTCTTTGTATGTTGGGAATCCACCCGCTTCCGCTATGTACAATAGCTCTCGCATATACTTCTCAATAACCAGTCGTAGCTTATTGATGAAATCTTTGTAGATCTCAGTCTTGTCGACGGAGAA